TGAGAACAAACAAAGTTTTTAGGGTCTACATATCTAACTGTTATTTTACCGTTTTCAACACCTGTTTTTGCAACGCCTATATTTAAAACAACTAAATCACGAATAATTCTTTTTTTAATCTCTTCAAAATCATTTAAATACATAGTAAGCTCTATACCTTGCTCCATTGCTATTTCTACAGATTGTTTGTAATTGAGCTCCATGTACAAATCTAATTCTTCTTTGTTTTCTGGTAAGTTATCAAAACCTTCATCTAAAGGAAGTCCAGTTAAAGCTGCTGCCTCATAAGCAAAATCCTTCATTCTCATTTTTGTTAAAGCATCAAACTTATCTTGATTTTTTTTATCTACAGAAGTAGGGTCTATAGCAGTACACTTTATAGTATAATCTTGATTTGTAAGACCACCAACTATAACATCTACAAATTTTGGTATAATAGGAACTACCTCCCAATTTAAATTAAGATAAGAACTATCCCCATTTGCCCCCACTAA